CATTTTTAGCCTCGAAATGAGCTCCGAGCAGTTAGTTGAAAGGTTAGAGTCAATAACGAGTATGATACCGTTAAAACGCCTTAGAATGAATAATATGAATGAGGCAGAAAGAAAGATACTACTAAAAACTGATGATAAGATATTACTATCCCCTCTACATATAGAAGATATGGGCGGTATAAGTATTTCACAACTTAGAGCAAAGGCAACCATTATGAAGCAGAAGTATGGCATTAAAGTAATTTTTATTGACTATCTACAGCTTATGAGTGGACAAGGCAAATCAAACCAAAACCGAGAGCAGGAAGTAAGTTTAATAAGCAGAAGCCTTAAATCTTTAGCCAAAGAGTTGCAAGTACCGATTATCGCCCTATCTCAATTATCTCGTAGAGTAGAAGAACGAGCTGATAAGATGCCACAGTTGTCCGATTTAAGAGAATCTGGTTCTATTGAGCAGGATGCAGATGCTGTTATTATGCTAATGAGGCCTAATTACTATGAGATGACAAACCCTATAGAAATTGGTGGTACAGAATATGCCACTAATGACTTGGTTATCTGTAAGGTAGAGAAGAATAGACATGGCACAACTAAAAACATACCATTAAGATTTTTACCAGAGACAATGACATTTGTAGACTATAAATTATAAAATATGAAAACAGCACTTGATTGGCTAATTGAACAAATGCCTTATGAGTTTAGAGCAAATCATACTCAAGAACTATTTAAACAAGCTAAAGAATTAGAAAAAGAACAGATAATAGAAGCTCATTTTGAGGGATGGAGTGATGCTTATGATTATTTAAGAGACGACAACTCTGCACCAAGACAAGCTGAAGATTATTATAATGAATATTATAATCAAAAGCAGCACATTATAGACATAATGAAAGCAGATGAAGATGATGGATTATATAACCCAAACAAATAGTTGTGTATAAAAGAGGCGATAGGAATAGACGTAAGTTCGAGATAGAACAAGCTCGTAACCAAGATGGTACTTACCAAGCTATAAAACTATTTGCTAAAAACACTAAAACTCTAGTAATTCAGATGCCAACAGCACTATTAGATGGGTTTATGTGGTTAGAGTATGAGCGTGATAATGAACCATCTGGCATAGCAGATAAAAGAATTGAGTTCTTTGCTATCAACTTTGACCTTAGAGACAGAATCTATTTTATGAGGGCTGAAATGCTACGTAAAAAGGCTCGTAGATACTTTAGAGTAAACAATACAAAGGTTGAAAATAACGTTAAATATGTGCAGGTTCCAGTAGAAGAAATGATTAGATGGGCTTAATATATAATAAATATATTGTAATTTTGATTTATGGCAACATACAAAACGGCTTCTGACTTAACAAAAATGATGTTAGATTATTTACGTGAGAAAGGAAATGAGGTATGGCGTAATAATAATCTAGCTGTAAAAGGTAGAGCATTTATAGGTAAGAAAGGCGTACCAGACATCATTGGTTACAGTAAGAAGTATGGTCACTTTATGGCTTGTGAGATTAAGGCTATCGGTGATAAGGCATCACCAGAACAGATGTCTTTCTTAATCAATCTAGCTATGTGCGGAGGTACAGCAATGTTATGCCAACAATTAAGAGATGAACAAATTATAGTAAAAATATTTAATCAAGATGGCGAAAGTAAAGACTGGGAGTTCGCAGAAAGTGAACTTCGGCAGCCGCAAAAGAGGTAATGCTAAAAAATCTTATAACAAACACAGCTCAAAGCCTAAACAATATAGAGGCCAAGGCAGATAAAAATTAAAATTATGGAAGAATTAGAATTAGAAAACAAAGCAGAGAAGGCTCCTAAGGCTACTAAAAAGGCTAAAGAGTTTGTATCTAACGAGACAATACAGCTTATTCAAGACATCTTGGATGATGGTTCTGTAGACTTAAAGTGGAGAGAAGCACTTAAAGCTCAAGTAAAAAAATATAAAAAAGATGCAGAATAACGAACACTTTGATAGTGTCGTTAACGATGTAGTTAACAAGTACAAGGATAGGGCTCATACTGGATTACAAAAGTATAACACGACACTTGACAGAGAAGATTTAACTGAGTTACAATGGCTTAATCACTTGCAAGATGAACTGATGGATGCAAGTTTGTACGTACAGAAACTCAAGCAAATCATAGAAAAAAGAAAAAATAGTTTATAACAATAAAACCAAATAAAATGTCTAAATCAAAAGAACTCTACCTAGGGAGATGCTTTACGCTTACAACAGCTTTCGGTAGTTTAAGAAAAATCTCATTAGGCCCACAAGACCTACAAAAACTAAATGACTTTGCTGCCGAAAACAAAGGTTGGGCAAACATCTTAGTTAAGATGAAGAAATCACACAATCCTGGTGAATCAGATTTCTATGTAGAAATTGACCCATGGAAACCAGAAGCTAACAAAGAAAAACTACCATTCTAATATGAAAAATATAATTGAAGCAATGATTGGGTTTTTAGCATTAATGTTAATGTTATACGTACCATTTGCATTTTTAGTTGCTGAATTTAATCCAATGTCATGGCATATAACATTTAGAGGATTATATGTACTTTGTATTGCTGCAATGGTTACATTTGCAGTAAAAGAGTATAAGAAAAAGTAATGTTGTGTTTTGTAGATAAATAAATAAGGTAAGACCCTGCTATTCTTAGTGGGGTCTTTTTGTATATAAAAAAACCCCCAGATTTTACCTGGAGGCCCTTACCAAAACCAAACCAAAACACCTATGAGAGAGCATCTTCTAGTTCTGTTTATTAGAACTATCATAAAATTTTGTTAAAACTGTACCGTAAAGAATTGCTTGATACCTAGCAATAAAACTATCCATTGATTCGTTTATGTAGAAGTAATCCTCATTAGCCATATACACAAAGCATCTGTCTGGATATTCTTCATCTGCAGTTATACTTGCTACTTGATGAATATTAATGTAAGCATCTGACTCTTCAATACTATCTTGAAAATCATAGCTGTCATCTTCATCCTCCGTAAGTTGTATAATGTGCATTAACATAAATCATGTTTTTAAAACTAAATACCTAATCTGCTTAGCGAGTTCATTAACCTTAGCTTCTAACACATCTCTTTCTTTCATCAACTTTGCTATCAATTCCTTTTGTTCTGCCGTACTCATACAAATTTACTATTTAATTATTTTAGAAATAAAAAGTGCATATCGCATTGACTATCAATGTAATACACACTTAATTGTTAAATGTTGAAACCGCCCTTGTTAAATGTTACTTCTTAGGTAACCTAATAATCTTACTTCCCAATGGCATAGGAACAAATATAGCAACTCTTCCGTTATCCAAAACAACTCCACAGCCCAATGTTGGTCTTTTGGGGAAAGGTCTTGAGTATTCCATTGCGTAGGCATCAATATCGATACCACAGCCTACATTCATGCCAAATATCATGTCTTTGTCACTAGAAGAATACAAAACCCCTCCAAAGGAGTGAACATGACCTATTACTGTTGATTGACGAGCATCTCTTGCTCTATTGATTGCACCAGACTGTCCAGAACTACCAGTGCCATGAGTGTATAAAACACTATCTATTTCCCATTCTAAGGCCCATTTCCAGCCTTTTGGTGCATCCCATGCTTGTTCATACGATTTGATGAATCGGTCTGGTAATCCGCTTGTTTGAGCCTTTCTTTTATGTAGGGCTGAGTGGTTACCTATGCAGACTTTAACATTTGGGAATGTCTTATACCATTTATACATAGCTGCTTGAGCTAAATCAGCTTCTCTACCAGCACTATGGCCATCTGGCTTAGATTCGTGATAGCTAATAGCATGATTGTCAACCTCATCTCCAATATGTACTATTTCAGTACATTGGAACTTATTGGCTACCTCGTAGCAGAAATTTTTGTAAAGTGGATGGCAGAATGGCTCATGAGTGTCTCCGATGATTAAGACATTTTTTTTGCTCATTATGTTTGGTTTTGGTTAGTTTATTTGTAAGGTGCATAGACTGTCTTGCCGTTTACCTTCAATGCTCTTAGTATTTGTTTTCTGTTCTTAGCTCCATTATAAGAAACGTGAACCCAGTCTGGTTTATTGTTGTCACCAAACTCCCATATCATCTGGTCAAAATCTAAACTATCTTTTATATAGTTAAATATTTCTGTATTTGATACACTACCCATGCCATCCATATCAATATCTGCCGCTTTAGCCTCACAATGTTGTGAATTTAAACTTCCACCTATGTAGTGGTTCAAGGCCTTAGACCTATATCCAGATGAAATATTGATAGGGCCAAACTTAACTCTTATTGGTTCCAATACCTTTTCGCAAAGAACTTTAAGGTTTTCTAAATGCTCTGGAGTAGGTTCGTTAGATACTCCATGTCTTTTAGCTGATTCGCTACGTGTAAATTCTGCTAATGCAAAGTGTTCTGATACTTTCATACTTTATAAAATTACTAATCTTTTTTAAATACCTTTTCTACGGTAGTTAATCCTAAGCAACCAAAGGCTAATGCAGATACCGCATAAACCAAAGATTCAGCAGGAGCTGTGTTTAATGCACTAAATGAATTGTGGTACATAGTAACGCATAACGATAGTACGCATAACAAGCCACATAAACGTTTCATTGATAACCTTCCGTTATCTTCTGTAAAAAATTGCTTCATATTAATTTGCTGTTGTATCTATTTTAGTCTTACCCCAAAAGTTCTTTTTTTCTTTTACTTGAATAGTATCGTGAATATAAATAGTATCAATTTTAACTATACTAATCATGCTTTTTAGTTCATTAATATCGTTTTTAAGTAACTTGTTCTCGGTAGATAATTGATTTATCTTATTGGTAGTACTTACTATTATTTTATCTTTAGTTTCATCTGCTTTAATTTGGACCTTTTTATTTTTATCTAAAGTATTGTTAAAGTCCTTCATTAACTGTTTAAACTCTTTGTCACTGGTAATCATCTTATCCTCTTTACTACCTATTACATTGATACTTGTTGCTGTTATTGTTAGAAAACTAAAAATTAAAAGAAGTGATTTCATGGTCTATTATTTTACAGATGATTTAATAGCACCCATTGCATCAAGGGTTTCTAACTTAGTAGTAGTTGAACTTAGGGCTGTTTTACAGTCAATCAACGCTTGTGTCTTTAAGCTGTCTTTATACTCAAGATTAGTAATCCTTGCGTCTTGAGCAGTTATTTGATTGTTGAAATTGCCTCTAATGTCTACGTACAAAACAGTTATACCGATAATAACTAAGAACATCGTGCCCTTAATAGGGTCTTTACTAAACTGAGAGAAACTAATCGGCAAAGGATTAGCACTTACGTTAACGTCTTTTTTGGGAGCCATATTACTTTTTTCCTATTTTAAAATATATGCTACCAGAGTAGCTAATATTATAATTTTTATTAATATTAATATTAAGACCTATTAGAGCCTTATTTTTGGCATTTAGCATCAATCCAGGACTTAGTACTTCTAATCCGTTTTGTTGGCTAAAATCGCCTCTTATGCCGTAATAAAGACCAAGTTTGGCTTTTTGAGCATAATACTCTTTTACATAGATGGTTTTTTCGGTAATCTTGGACTTAAATCCTCTTGACTTGATACGATTTTGGCTTATCGTGTCATCTATTACAAAGATATTGGAATCTTGCTTAATCGTATCTGAATACGCATAAGTACGCATATAATCAGATATTATACGTACAGTATCATGAATTATGGTCGTATCAGTAGCTATAATAACAAAGGGAATAGAATCCCCTTTTATGTACCTATTTCTGTACGTATTCTTGTACAAGGTATCTCTGACCTCTTTAACTTTTGTGTATTTACTCGTGTTACTAAAGTCTACTGGTTTATCTGTTCTATTTAGTTCATTATATACCCAAATAGCAAAAAATGCTGATAGAATAATTAGTAAGTAATCTTTAGTATGTCTCATAGTTTATAGTTTAATCATCACAGAAACCTGCTTGTGTAATTGTTCCAGCTCCACTTGTAAAAAATATTTGTGGCAATCCACCAGATATTTGAGCACATTGAGTAATTGTAGTTGGAGTAAGGAATCCCATAGACATTAAATCACCAGTTTCACAAGCAACCCATTCAATAGTAGCTGGTGCCGATGTAACGATAACTTCATATTTTAAACAACTTGTTGGGTCAGTATAAGCATACTTACCATCACCAGTTAAGCTAATAGAATAACTGGCAACGCCCTCTGATGGTGCACTAATATTAAAAGAGGTTATAAATGCTCTTCCAAAAATAGTATAAGAAGAAGAAACTCCAACTTGGAATCTTAATGTAATTCTACTTCTGTTTAATTGAGCATCTAACATCATTTTATAATCAAATCCGCTAATAGCTATCAATCCATCACAAGTAACACTCCATGAAGTAATATCACTTTTAAACTCTTTAAACCAATCTGAATTGTAAGAAGTTACATCTAATTGACTTGTATCAGTATCAAAAGAGCAGTTAGTAGAAGCAGCAAAAGGAACATAAGCTCCTCCAGTTCCACGATAATATAAAATCAAATTTGTTCCGTTAGTTGCCATTACGTTTGTTTTAGGTAATTGTGTATCTTCCAGTTCCTTGCAAAGATATTGAGTAAGTTGCAGTGCTTTCTACTTGACCAGTATTGTTGATTGAAACAATATTAGTTGTTCCTGCAATATAGTATGATGGTGAAGTAGCTATAGTAAGTCTTATAAATATAGGAGTCCTGGCTAATTGAGCATCAAACATTAACTTAGGTTCAAAATCACCATTAACAATTAATCCGTCACACTTAACTGTCCACGAAGAGGTATCTATAGCAGAGTTAGCAAACCACCCATTGCTACTAGATGAAGTTTGCACTATATCATTGGAAGTATCAAATGAGCAGTTTTTAGCCGCAGCAAATGGTATTAAAACACTACCATCATATATATAATATAAAACCACATCTGTTCCTAAAATTGCCATATTGTTGTTTTTAACTGTTCAGTAACCAAGTAATAGACTCTGTAGATGCGTTATCCGTATCTGTTATTTCTAATAATTGTATGCTTGTTGATTGGTCAATGTATGGTATTGCTGACATTCTATTTAAGAGAAACTTTTTACCATTATAAGTTAATGCACTAGACCCAGAATCCGTTACAGTATATGTGCCAGATAAATAAATTAATCCATTACCATCAAATGTTTTACCTAAATCGCCCTCTAATGTAGCATAGTTTCTATTAAATAAATTAGACAACTCTCTTGCTATAAGTATTGGTAATGAAGCGTATGTTGTTCCTATATGAGAATATCTATACCATAATGTAATAGGAGCTCCACTTGAATAAAATAAAGCACCATAACAGTTTTGTATATCAGACCTATAAATACCAAAAGAAGATTCAAAATCCTTAGTTAAAGAATTTGTTGTGGTTACATATCTTGTTGCAATTAATGAACTTGGCAATGCAGTTGCAGATTGACTTGCATTTACATTTCTTAATTTTGTAGTTGAAACAAATCCACTACCAAGATTAGTAAATTCAAATCTAAAATATCCTTCTACATTATAATTTGTACCAGAAATATTAAAAGCACCTAACTCATAATTAAAACTATAAGTTTGCCATACATTATCACCAGCAGTAGAATCAGCAATAAAATTTCTAACTACTCCAGGTGCACCCCAAACACCATTTGCATCAGCATAGAATCTTTGTCCAATTGAATTTTCTACAGATACTTGAATTTGAGGTCCTCCAGGACGTGAGATTGAAAAATCAAAGGCTAAACTAAATCCTGGAGCAGAAAAATATGGCAAAGTACCAGCGGTAACATAAGAAAAAGTTGCTCCTCCACTAAATGTATTATTAATTAATGCAACTACATCATAAGGTTCAGATGGAATAGGAATCACTGTAATTGTTGAAAAAATTACTGATTGAGTCCAATTAGTTACAACACCACCACTATTTATCTTAAATGTGCCATTTGCTATATAGTTATTTGAAAACTTAACTGGAGCAGAAACCTTTACAACTGGATAACCTTTTCTGGTTATTTTAGTTTGACTATTGTTAACAAAGTGAATATTGCCATAAGAATATGGTGCTATAGTTACTCCATTACTTAATGTTCCGCCAGTAGATGTTCCAGTACTTAAATTATACTTTGTAAAATAAATTGTTGATGCAGCCATTTCATTAGCTGACATAATCCACCAATCTCCATTTTTTTGAAATAATCTACACCCAAAAGATTTAATTATTTTTTCTATTAAGTCATAATAGTTATTTTGCTGTAAATCTCTTTTATAAATATATGTTTGAGAAAATGGTTCATTAGCAGCACTTGCACCTCTATTATTCATAGCAGAACCAAAATAAGAACAGCATTGGTATAAACTT